CAGTAGATTTTATGAACATCGTCAATCACTATGATCAAGCATCAAAGGCTGAATTGCATAATGGTAAAAATTGGTACAAAAATGCACAAGAGTATACAGCATCGGTATCTAAGACAACAGGAGTTCCTCATCACACTGTTGCTGGCTTAACATCTGTCTATTCTCCTCAGAGAGACTGGCACAATAATATGATTGATGCTTCTAGAGTTGCAAGACGCAAGACAGCCCTCGGTGGTAAGAAGCAGAAGCCATACTACAAGTACGGAAGAACTTTTGCTGGTGATCTACAAAGACAAGCGGCAGAACGTTTGTTGAGTGGTGAGCATTACAACAAAGTTATCAAAGGACAGAAAACCCTAGCCTTCGCTCATCTAATCGATCATGGAGGAGATAAAGACCCAAGCGATCCTCAAGTTGTTATCGATAGACACGCACACTCAGTTGCATCAGGTGCAAGAATTACTGACGCAGCTTTTGGTGCAGCAGGACTGAAGACAAAGAAGAAGTACAACAGAGTGAAGCAAGCTTATATTCAAGCTGCCGATCATGTTAATCAGAGAAACGGTGCGAAGCTTGGTGATGCTAACTACTTACATCCGCATCAACTACAAGCAGTAACATGGTTAGTGCGTCAACGTCTCAACAATGATGAAGATGTTAAACTAGGTAAAAAAGATCCAAAAGATATCGTGAAGGCAGCAAAGTCTCGTGATAAAGCCAAACAGAAGTGGAAATCATACTCTGGTACTTGGCATCCTGGTGCATCTCATCTATTTGTTAAAGAAGATAATGACGAATGACAAAAGATAACATAGTAATGAGAACGCCAGAAAACACAAGTTTTCTGCAACCAACAAAGTATACGTTTGTCATACATAACTTATCTTTTGCAATATACTTCTGTCAGACTGTTACCATGCCGAGCGTTTCAGTTTCTGCTATAACTCAATTGAATCCATTCTCAGACATCTATCGTCACGGATTGAAACTAGACTATGATCAGTTAACAATGTCATTTCTTGTTGATGAAGACTTGAGAGTATGGGAAGAAACATATAACTGGCTTCGCAGCGTTGCTATACCTACCAAGTTTGAAGAGTATGCTAAACACTACAATCCAGATAATCCTTTATACTATGATGGTATTCTCACTATCAATACAAATGCTAATATACCAAATGTTCGTTTCAAGTTTCGTAACTGCCATCCAGTATCTCTAAGTGGTGTTACTTTTAGTACATCTGAAACGGCAGATAATGTCATCACATCTGAACTAGGTATTCGATACGATTACTTTGAAATCGAAAGAATATGATTGACATAAACTGAGTTCTATCTTAGAATTTGGTTTATTTAATTGGAGTTATATTATGAAGCCCCCAGTGAACATTGATGTCTTGATGGATGAATGGTCAAAAGATAGTTCTATTGATCTGACTGAACCTAGCAAAGAACTGCAAAAAATTCCTTCTCTTCATTCAAAGTATCTTCGCATTATGACACACCATAATCTTGTTGTGAAAAAGATGATGTCTGAGTATCAGGAATTGAGAAGAGTGAAGTTTAGTTACTATTCTGGTGATCTAAATAATCCAGAAGACCTTCAAAAGTATGGTTATGAGCCTATGACGAAAAAGATATTGAGAGCAGATATATCCGTATATCTAGATTCAGATAAAGAGCTGAACAACATACTACTGAAAAAGTCTCTTCATGAAGAGATTACAGATTTCTGCAAATCGGTACTCAAAGAACTGAACAACAGAACTTTTCAAGTTCGATCAATCATTGACTGGGAGAAGTATGTCGGAGGAAATTGATGAAACATATACACCACATCATACCGAAACATATGGGAGGTACTGATGAAAAAAACAACCTAATTGAAGTGACAATAGAAGAACACGCCGAACTTCACAGGCAACTATGGAAAGAATTTGCTCATTGGGAAGATGAACTTGCTTGGAAAGGATTATCTAAAATGATATCCAAACAAGAAATCATATCAAAAGTTATCAGTGAGACACATAAAGGAAAGAAAGTGTCTGAAGACACTAGAAAAAAGATGAGTGAAGCTTCACCTTGGAAAGGTAAGAAGAGATCAAAAGATACGATACAAAAGATGAGCGAAGCCCGCAAAGGTAAAAAACTGTCGGCTGATCACGTAGAGAAGATGAAAGAAATTTTTTCGGGTGAAGGTAATCCAATGTATGGTAGAACACATAGCGAAGATTCCAGAAGAAAGATAAGTATGGCTAGACAGAGAACTAAAGGTAAGAAGAGAGGTCCTTACAAGGGTAAAAAGAATTACTCCGACAGCCATATGAAAGTTTTGAAACGTAATGGACAGTAAAATTATTATTCATAACAAGGACGAAGCTTTCGTTCGTGTTGAATGTACAGAAGGAGTATCCTACGAACTGAGAGAACATTTCACTTTCATGGTTCCAGGATATCAATTCACACCACAATATAGAGCAAAGTTGTGGGACGGTAAAATCAGGTTGTTTGATACAAGACAGAGACAAGTATATCGTGGACTTGTTCCTGAGATTGCAAAGTTTTGTGAAGAACGTGGTTATGATTGGAACTATGAAAATGAAGACTATGATGAAGAGTTTTCGTTAACAGAAGCAAAAGAGTTTGTAGAACAGTTAAGGCCGAAACATGCTCCAAGAGATTACCAGTTGGATGCATTCGTTCACGCAATTCGTACAAGGAGAGCTTTACTACTTAGCCCCACTGCAAGTGGTAAGTCTCTTATTATCTATCTTCTGGCTCGTTTTTTGGAACATAAAGGACTGAAACGAGGTTTGATTATCGTACCAACTGTTTCTCTCGTAGAACAGTTGACAAGCGATTTCAAAGACTACAGTGAGACGAATGGCTGGAACGTAAGTGACAACATACATAAAATCTATCAGGGTCAAGAAAAGTCTAGCGACAAGTTTCTGACTATTTCAACTTGGCAGTCTATCTATCAGATGCCGAAGAAGTACTTTGCTGACTTTGATTTTGTGATCGGTGATGAAGCGCATCTGTTCAAAGCTAAATCTCTTATAGATATTATGACAGGATTGACAAATGCAAAGTATAGAATTGGAACTACAGGTACCCTTGATGGAACAAAGACTCACAAGCTTGTACTTGAAGGGTTATTTGGAACCGTTCGCAAAGTCATCACAACGAAAGAACTTATGGATGCAAAGCACTTGGCTGAGTTCCAAATCAAGTGTCTTCTTCTTAGACATAATGAGTCAATCTGCCAAGCAGCAAAGAACTTTACATACCAACAGGAGATTGAGTACCTTGTCCTTAACGATGCCAGAAACCGGTTCATCTCTAATCTTGCCGTCTCACTTGAAGGAAACACGCTCGTTCTCTTCCAGTACGTTGACAAACACGGTCGTATTCTACACAAACTCATTTCAGACAGAGTGGGAGTGGACAGAAAGGTATTTTTCGTAAGTGGAGAAACAGATGTGGATATACGCGAAGGGATTCGTAAGATCGTTGAATCGGAAACGCAGGCTATTATTGTTGCTAGTTTTGGTACTTTTAGTACTGGCATCAATATTAGAAATCTTCACAACATTATATTTGCTAGTCCATCTAAGTCACGCATAAGAAACTTGCAATCTATTGGTCGAGGTCTACGTAAGAGTGACACAAAAGATGCAGCAACTCTGTTTGATATCGCAGATGATATGAGACATAAAAAACATGAGAACTATACATTAAAGCATTTTGCCGAAAGGATCAAATTATATGGCGAAGAAAAGTTCAAGTTCAAAGTCTACAAAATCGAACTCAAGTGATGTGCTTTTTTTTCGCTTAAAAAGCGGTGAAGACATCATATCGGAAGTAAAAGAGACTGAGTTTGGTTATGTACTAAGCAATCCTTGCAAAATCATGTACCTATCTTCAGGCAAACCTGGATATCTGTCAATCTCATTGATGCAGTGGGTATTCTCTCGCATATGCGCTCAACAGAAGTTTGAGATTCCAAAATCAGAAGTGCTTTTCATATCACCACCTAGTGAAATGCTTTCTGGTCACTATGAAGATTCCATTATACACTTCTTTAGTAAAGAAGACAAACAAAAGCTTGAATTTGATAGTATTATGACAGATGATGATTTTGGTTATGAAGATGATGGTAATGCAATGGATATGCTGAAAGAATTCTTAGAGCAACTAAACAAGACTGATAAGGGGAAATTACACTGATGTCTAACAAGAACTCATATCTTGAACTTGCTGATAGTAATGATTTTGGTTTTACATTCTCTCATGAAGATGAACTCATTGAGAATAATCACAACTATTCTTCTCTTCAAGCTGAAGTAGATGATCTTAAGAAGAGGTTGACTGCTTTGAATAAAATCTTCTTACCTCTGTTAGAGAACTTAGCTAAGGACCCAGATAAGCCCATGATCAAGTGGCCT